ATAACTGGTAAAATGAAACGCCTGCCACCGACCTGTTTTATCTGCCTCTGCCTTCTTATATAACTTCGAGGCATGCCTCGGGTCCTTGGCCTTGCTTACCCCCTCTGCCTTGAGTGACGGCGGCGTAAATATAAAGACAGCCGTACCATCATTATCCAGTAACATCGGCTGCCCTACTTCTTGCCACGCATCTTCGTTCATTAACTGGTACTCCTCCAGTATTAACAAATCGGCGTAGTCACCCCGTAGCGTATTAGCATTCCATGCTGTCTTCGCTTTTATCCTCTGCTCTGTCCCCGTAACCTCAATATATTTCTCCGTCTCATCCTTCTTTAATGCCCCAACCTTTATGGCATCCTCAAACGCCAAACATACCTCAAACCAAAACTTGTTCACCTGCTCCGCTGTCGGCGCTGCATATAGTACCCGCTTCGGCTTTACCCGCCCTGTGTTATCACATGCCACACACCCCTCCCCCAAACATGCGTTACATATCCCCTGAAATGCTAATCCCGCCTTTATACTTACCGCTACTGTCTTCCCCCATCTCCGCCCACTTTTGTTTACCTGCCTCTTCGCTACACACCGCACAAACCGCTCCTGCCCCTCCGAATGCGGCCTCGGCGTCCTCACCTCTACCTCTTTTATCCCCCCCTCTGCCTCTTCTTTTATCGCTTCTACCACACCTTCACCCCTTACTTCTCCCCCCCTACCCTTCCCACTATAACTTTATGTTAAGTCGGAGAATTACTTTTCAAAATTAGTGTAAAAAACTCCGGGTATACTATCGTAACGGGGTAGCCAGGGATTTACACGACCACCCCTTTCCTCCTAACGTAGTAGGTACTGATGCTACTCGTATCCTTATTATACACTGTCTAGCCTCATTGCTTTCTTAAGAGAGTCGAGCCACTCTGCAGGTGATGGTCTTGCATCTTTGCGTTTACGTCTTAGCTCCAAGTTGCAACCATGACACAGCACTCTAAGATTGGCGAGGGTACTATCATGACTTATTGCCCAGGGGATGATATGGTCAACAATCCAGCCTTCATTACCGCAAAGCTGACAAGTATAGTTATATCGCTCTCTGACTACTTTCTTTAAAGATTGATGTTGGCGGTAGGCTTTCCCCCCGGTTGTTCGGCTACCATCTTTATATGCCATTCTTCAACCTCAGCTACGCACTATGTTTGTTATGTACGAATATCTAGCCTCAACTCACACTTTACTTAACATAACGACTTGACATTTTTAGTTATTGAGGATTCTCTTCCTCCAGGTCTATGCGCTTTCTATCCACGAACTTGTTGACCAGGCTCACATGCCCGACCAGGTGCTTGGACGGTGCATACATCCCATGCATCCTAGCAAGCTCACGCAGAGGCTCAATTGGGTTTACCAGTTTGATATTCTTAGTAATAATAGGATTCCCATCACTGTCTACCCTGTGTCGGTGATAATATTCGGTGGCTGCCTGGTGGTTGGGCGTGTCCCTGGTCAATGAGGGCTGCCCGGTGGCATCTAGGAAGTCAACCAGGTTGGCCCTGGCGAGGGTTGAGAGGCGTTGTTTAATTTCTGTTGGTTGCATGATAGTTTTCTCGACTAAAGCGAGCGTCTTTGAGCTTAATAAAGCTAATTTTCTCTCGTAGAAAGCCTTAACATGATGGTTGTTTATGAGGAGTAATGATGCGTTTTGGGCCGCACCATCGGGTAAATAGCCGGCCTTGATATAAGCTTCAGTCTGGTTCATACCGGCAAGTAAGTTCAGAACGAAGAGGTGTTGTCTGGAGTTAAGCCGGTCTTTAGTGGTCATATGACAATTATAGCACAGTAAGTCAAGTAGGGTATAGGACTCAGGTTGTGGGGATTAGAGGAGGCAGTATAAATCAATCCAACGTAAGTCCTATACCAGGAATAGACGGATGGTTGAGTTGATATAATACGTAGAATAGAACTATCCCCCTACCCCCTTACTAAAGCTAAAAGATTGCAATAATGGAACAAACCAGTTATACTACTTATTAAAAGGAGTGTAAAATGGATAAGAAAAGGACTAGAAACAAAGCAGAATTAAACTTCATTGAATTTTCCACAAAGCACGGATGGGAAGTAACTAAAAGGGGATGGCCTGACTTCGCATGTTTCAAGGGGAGGCGGTTAGTATTAGTAGAAGTCAAGAAAGCCAGAACCATCCATCTCAAGCGGGAGCAAATGAGGTTAATGAAAGCTCTAGCTAAACGAGGGGTTGAGTGTTATAGATGGTCACCGGATGCCGGCTTTGAAAAGGTCTTACCAAGAACCGGAGTAATATAGGTTTCCCCCCTTTCGTCAGTCGGTCAGAAAATAAATATTAAAAAGGGCTTGACAGAGGTAAGAAATGGCAGCGTTAATTGGGTATCTGGAGTACGGTCACCATGCAGGAGTAGTCCATCGGTTAGCACATCGGGTTATCAGTTCACAACTTGCCACATGGGAAGGCAGAATTGACACCACTTTGGCAAGAGACGGTAATTTTTACGTCTCGGTAAATGGCAAGCAGATAGCCGAGGGGAATCTCAATGACAAGCGTTAGTATAACAACTTCAGGAGAGCTTGACTAAACAGGAGGTAAGAGAAATGGAATTGGTAACTATTAAAAATGGTAAGGATTCTTTCAAGGGATTAGTGATTGATAAAGTAGAGGAAGGCGAAACTGAATATACAGTCGCAGTAACAGAACATGGTGGTATCTGGTATTGTGGCAACTGGGTAAAGGATAAGTGGCATTTCCTCAGTGAACATGCCTTCCATGAGCGATTTCCTGTATTAGCAAGGAGCACATTAGATAACCCAGAAAATCTAAAGCGGATAAAACAGGATTTAGATTCAGTTGGGTTACTTAGTTTCTAGCCTCTACCACTGACGAGCTGGCAAATAAGATAAGGGGGATAAAGGAATGACAGCGACACTTAAAAATCATAGCTGGGCTATCACCCATTTTATAGAACAGGCTAAAGGTTGCGCCGATAGAACAGTAGACGGGGGGAGACTAAAGGCTATGCCGCACCTAAAGGGCACTTGCCATATATGCCTACATTATAAACCTGTTGCGCACATACACAATGACTCGCCTATTTGCAATGTTATGAAGCACCAACATTGTACTAACTATAAAGGGAGGAAAGTAGGGTGTATTACTGGCAATAAGGAAGAGATTGCGTTAGCACTAGCCAAACCGCATCAAATAATCTGGACAGGGAGAACGTAAGCCACTAAAATAAAATTAGTGAAAGGAGAATAAAAATGAAAGAATGGATTGAAGACATTGAAAAACTGGGAGCTTGCAGGAAAGCACTAGAATGGGCAAAGGATTATCCTACGCTAAAGGAGGCCTGGGAGAAATGCGAGCGGGGAGATTGGATGCTCTGGCTTGTGGGCAAATACTTAGGAAGCCCCCGCTCTGAAAGGCGCAAAATCCTTGTGCTCGCTACATGTGAATGTGCCAGGTTAGCGTTACCGCATGCGACTAAAGGTGACACTCGACCTTTGCAGGCGATTGAGATGACAGAGCGGTGGGCCAGTGGCGAGCAGGTATCTATTGAGGATATAATGAGGGTAGCCGATGCAGCCTATGCAGCCTATGCAGCAACCAATGCAGCCTATGCAGCCGATGCAGCCTATGCAGCAGCCCATGCATCCTATGCAGCCTATGCAGCCGATGCAGCCAGGGCAGCAGCCCATGCATCCTATGCAACCTATACAGCAGCCTTAAAACAATGCGCCGGTATCGTCAGGAAGTATTATCCCGATGCGCCAGGGAGAGGTAAAAATGACAGTTAAACTCACGTGCCCTGAATGCGGTAGCTCCCAAGTCGCCAATAACCGGCGTGTCTGGCACAAAGTACCACCCCGAACCGGTAAGGTGGTTGAAGTAATGCAGATGCGGTGTAAGAACTGCAAAACGTTCTTCATCCCCAAAGGGTTGACAAGAGTGCTATAATAGTAATGTCCGTCTCCGCTCAGAATCTCTAGGTTTGAGAGGCAGGGTTCACCCTGAAGGGTTAAAAGCTCTGCCTCTTTTCTTATATACGTGTTATTTCTTAAAAGAGGGGTCCTAGGGGGGAATATATATATAGGGGTTAGAAAATCCCTTTTTCTCACGCTTGGCCACGCTTGTTATAACCATTACAGGTGCGTTACAAACCCTTGTTATAGTTCCGCCAGTTAATTTCCTTGGCGGGTATAAATCTTTTATAGATACCTTGTTTATTAGGCGCTCTAATTAACAAACCTCTATCGTATAATCGTTTTACAATAACTCTACGTAGAGTTTTGTCTCTCCTGTTTTCAATACCGAGATCCCGGTCAATATTAAAATAGGCGAACCAGCCAGTAGATTGATTTATCCAACCGGTTATTTTCTGAGCCGATTCGCTTTTAGGTCTCATAATAGTCTCACCTGGACTTGAACGAGATGCGTTCCTTTTTTACTGTTACAGTGTTTGCAAGCAGGCACAATATTATCAATTGTATCTACTCCATTCTGAGCAATAGGCATGATATGGTCTTTAGTTAGTCTCTGTACTTGTTTACCACAATAAAAGCATCTATAATCGTATTTTGCTTGTAACACTTGCCATTCTTCAGATGACAATTTAGAAGTAGGTCTATATTTGCGTTTAGGCTTTTCCCGATATTCCCAATTGGCATAGACATCGCAAAGAACAGGATAATAAAGAGCACCAACTGAGCCATGTCTGGCAGCCAAAATGTCTAGCTTATCCATAGCCTCATAAAGACCAAGCCCGTTAGCCTTTAATTGCTCTAAAAACTCTTTGACTTCCACAACGTAATAATAGCATATCATTGTAACGCTGTCAAGCTAGTTTGACGCCATTACAGTTATAACAATCATTACAGTTATAACAAGACAAGGGCTATTGACAAAGCGGTGCTTAAGTGATATGGTAGTCTTAAATAAGGATGTTGATGATGGGGGTGATGAATGGCAGAGAACCTTTTTAGAACTTCAGACACCGGACTTGCTACCTTTCTAATTAGTCAAAGTATGCCGCTTGTTTCTATTGACTACACTCAACCCCGCTATGAGTATGCCTTTAATGACACGCCAGCACTCAGAGACCTATCCACAAAATACCTTATCGGCAATGCCCTGGTAGACCCGGCTACTTTGTTGCGAATTAACAAGAAGTTGATGCGTATTATCCATAATCAACTTCAGTGGGAGCAAGATTAAATGCCAAAGCAGTTGTCTCAGGGTATCGTGGAACAATGGTTAGCTCTAGGCACTGGTAATTTCAATGTCAGGGAACTATGGGCGGACTTAGATATTCAATCGCCTGAAGGCAAACAGCATTTAAGGGTCATCCTGACCCGCTTACCTGTTAAGTCATTAGGCTATGGCAACTATAGGCGTATAGACAATGAGCTTACCGAGATACCCTGGCAACGAGCAGACCCAGGTAACATCGTCCCCTTGCTCTGGCCCTTTGAAATCCACAAGTATGCCTCTATCTACCCTAAGAATGTCGTTATAGTCGCCGGCAGTAAACAAGAAGGTAAGACCACATACCTCTATGATTTTATCAAACTCAATATGTACAACTTCCCTATTGACCTCTTCAATACGGAAACCGGGCCCGAACAAATGCACGATAGATTCAAAGATTTGGGTATCCCGATAGATGCACCATTCAAAGTTTACGAGCGGTACGACAACTTCGCAGATGTAATTAACCCGGCCCACATATCCGTTATAGATTATCTGGACTTGAATAATGAGTTTTACCTGGCTGGCGCTGAGATAGATGCCCTATTCCGTAAGACCAGCAGTATTGTAGTCATCGGGATGCAGATACCCCCACCAACCGAGACGATAGTAAGAGGTGTTAAGAAAATAATAACAAGGGATTATGCCTACGGTGGGGGCACGACTGCTAAGAGAGCCTTTATTTATCTGTCACTCAGCAGTCATAGGCTAAAGATAAAACACGCTAAGAAGCCGGCTCAAAAGAATACAAACCCTGCAAATATGACCTGGAGCTATGAATTTGATGACAAAGGACAATTCTGTAATATACAACCTTTTTATGGAGATGAGAACTTTTAATACGTACCGTGCTTCCGCTTCTCTAGCTCTTCAATCTTGCCGAGCAGGTACTTGATGCTCCGGGTGTTCTCATCCAACCGTCTGAACTCTTCCTTGCTCATGTCGCTGTGCCGGTGTATGACCTCTTGTGATTGAGGTTTTTCTTCTTTCTCAAGCTCTCTATAATAAGTTGGCTTGTTACATATTTCACAATTAGAAGGTGAAGCATAACGTATCATCTTACCATTTATCCAGCGAGGCGTTCGGATAGTCGGGTCCTCGGGGTATAAATGTTCTTTACATTCCGAACAACTAAGCACGGCTCCTCCTTCCGTCACAAATCCTTAGCGGGCACTCTCTTTTCACTATTTATTAGCCTCATAAAATGCTCTGGCAAATCCCGGTGGAGTGATAGCCCGCCTCTTTATAAGGCTTACTCCAAGCCCCAGTTCCACCGCAGAGGTCAAGAATTATCTTATCTGAATTATTCACTTCCCCCCTTTGCTTTTAGCCTCATATCCATTGCAAGAATCGCCTTTCTGCGCAGAGCACTACCGCAATTGATTGTTTTCTGGAATCTGTTTCGGCAGTCTCTCACTATTCCTTGCCAGATTTGTTCATCTGTCATATTCGGGCGTGACGTTTCTATTAGTCCCATCTTTATTCCTCCTTTGCTTTCCCGTCAAGTAATGTTGCTAACCTTCCCAATTTTTCTTGTCTAACCTGTTCATAGAGCGCAGGTTCATCCAACATCAGCTTTAATTGTTCTAAGCACAATTCAACATCAACAGCTTCTTCTAAAACTTTACTTACACCGATTCGGTGTCTGCGCCATTTTTGGATAGCATCAATGAGTTCGGCGCATTCCTCAATAACCATATCTAATTGTGATTGAGTACCCCATGCTAACCACGCCGTTCGCATTAGTTCTTTATATGGTTTCATTTATTCGCTTTCCTGCCGTTAATGGCGTAGGCTACTGTTGACTTGGTTTAAGTCTTCTATAGATTGTTTCTTTAGATGTACCAAAATATGTAGCAATTTCCTTTATAGAATGACCGTTCTTTACCATTAGTTTTATCAATTTTGGGGTGACTTGGCGAGTGCGTTTATAATGGTCATTAACAGGCTTTAAGGTGTTTAGATATTCGCTAACCGGTATAAGTGTAGCTGTTTTAGGACTCCAGACAAAGCATGGTTTTATTTTTTGGAATATCTCTAAAGTTTTTATTTGTGTAGGTAAAAGTCGCTCGGTTACGGAAGTTTTAACCTCTACGAATATAATATCCTCATCTTTGCGGCAAACAAAGTCTGGCATGCCGTAATGAAATAATTCCCAACCTTCTGCCTGCATTTTATCAATAAATACCTGCTCTGTAGCTGTTGTCATCAACTTAACTTGTCCTCCCTTTTCGGACAGCTTTAGCTATTAGCTTAGATACTCTGCTAGGATGTATCCCCCAGAGTTTAGCAATTTCCACTTGCTTGACACCAGCGCGGAACATGGATAAAGCTCGCTCCGGCGTAGCGTCTAATGGTCTCTTTTGTTCAATTTCTATCTTCGGCATTTCAGACCTCCCATAAGATAGACTATCATAATTATCTACTCCTGTCAAGCACTTTGTAAAAAATAATTGCGTGGGGTATTGACAAGTTCAGAAAAATAGTTTATACTCTTAATTACCTAAGAAGGAATAAAGCAATCTACCCGCCGTCTGTCAGGGTAATGGAAGGGAGGTGAAACATGGCAACTGAAACTAATATCATAAAGGTAGGGTATGCAGATGGTTTCTTCGGGGAAGCCCGCAAGTATGAAATAGTAGGCGAACTCAAAGCAGGCGGGTATGTAATCAGGAGTATGCCCACAGTCTACTATGACTCCTTCGGTAAGTCCTATCTGCTAACATATCCTGCGGGGCTTGGGATAATCTCTACACTAACCGACATTCACGAAGAGATGTTTGATGGCAAAGAGTTTGTCTGGGTGAATGTAAAGGAAGTGTCTCCTGAAATCTGCCCTGTCTGCCAAGCCCACAAATCCAACTACAAAGAGGCTATGGGGCGTGATTGCTCTGAGGAACACGGAGGGTAAAGGGATATGGGCAGAATGACAGCATTGGAAGAATATAACTTTAATAGAAGGCGTGTAAAGAGGCAGAAAACGCTACCTGTAGTGAGCGAAGCCGAACTAGAGGCTACCAGGAGGATAGGGCTGATTAGAGATACATTGATGTACTGGCGCCCCAAAAAAGACAGTGACGGTAGTGAGTTAATCCGTGACATGGCATTAAGATTAGCCACAGAAATCTATTGGATAGCGAAAGGGGAGAAATGAAACCCACAGAAGACAAAGAGGCGATGCTTAATAAGGAAGAGTTCTTTAGATTGCATGAGGACTTCTTCGGCAAAGGTAGTGGCTCATGTTGCGAGATTGATGATTCGGACTTGTGCTTTAGAGTAGCCAAGTCTCAACTGTTAAAGCTGGAGCGACTTGGATATACTAGAGAGGGGGTATCTAATGTCAAATCTAAATGAACTCAAAAAGCTGGCAGAGGAAAGAGACAAAGCTGAGGCTCTAGTTCTACAGATGCTTCACTGGCAAAAAGGGATGCCTTTTGAGCCGTCTAAGAATATCTTGGACCCGGAATTGGAAGCCAGAATACAAGGGAAAGGATAAACTTGCGGTGAATATACAGTCAAACTTAGTGCCCCTCAAAGAGGGAGAAACCTTTTACCTCATAGGATACCGAAATGATAATTACTATCCTAAAGAATGGAGTCTTCAATTTACCAAAACATTTAAGACTGTGGAACAAAAGTTGGCAGACAAAAGAAGTGGTTGTGCCCACTTACACCCTATAACCCGTTATTGGGAATTTAGATTGGAGGATAAAAACGTGGAACAAGAAATTAAAAATTTGACGGAAAAGCTACAAGAAAGAAACCCGTCGGTAGATGAGACTTATAGCCCTTATACCACGAACGCAGTCAAGATAGCGAGTCTCGCTTTGGAATCATTCTCAGGTAGTTTACTCCATAAGGCGCTTGCCATTGCTGAAGCTATCACCGAGTTTGAGAATGAACTTCTGAGCAAAGACCATACACCTGAGAAGTAGAGAAAAGAATTAAGGGAGTAGGCTAGATGAAAATTGATTATTGCCCGAAGTGCCACAAGGCTGGATTGAAATATGCCTCTAATCGGGATGAGGCTTTGAATGGTAGATTCCAATATGAAGTTAAGATGATTTACCCACCTGAAGGCTATGGCACAGCAAAGTGGTGTCCTCGCTGTAAGGAATGGGTTAAACCAGAGAATCATCCTTACATCGGAGGGAGGGAAAGGTTAAATGAGTAAGAAAACTTTTTGTGATACCTGCAACAAACCACTCAGTCGCAATATGGTGACTGAACCGCTTGTCATAGAGGCTAATGGCTTCAAGATTTTCGTAGAGGTCAAGCCGAACCCGGATATAGGTAAGGAAGACCTCTGCTATGACTGCTTGATGAAGGAATTGAACCAGAAGCCCAAGCGGAAATACACCAGGAAGCAAATACAGGGAATTTTAGAAGGAGGAAAAAGATGAAAGTAATTCTTATCGGCGCTGACCATAAAGCGGAAGAAGCAGGAATTGAGGTTACTGTTGAGTATGATGGTGAAGATACCTGGACATTTTCTTCTAAAAAGTTCAATTTCTCAATTTCCGATTTAACAAAAACGGCATTTTTCTTAAAGGATGAACCCAACGCCTTAAAGAAGGAGTAAGGCTGGGATTGGCTTGCTGGAATGAAAGGGCTAGTTGCAGGAGCCTGAAAGTCTAAGAGCAATAAACGGGATGGTAATTCCAGCAAGCCGAATAAATAAAGGAGAAGTAAAAGATGACCACAGAACAAAGAGTAACAGTAACACAACAAGGGCAAGTAGGAATTATCTTGCCACCAGATGTTATCTTGGAGGAAGCCAGGATAGCAGCTAGGGCATTAGCCGATGTGGTTTCAAAGAAAAAGAAACCAGTCATTATGAACGGCGAGCAATACCTAGAATTTGAAGACCTACAGCTTCTAGGGCAATTCTATCACTACACAGTAAGGACAGGCGATGCTGTGCCAGTTGAAGTTGACGGCGTAAAAGGTGCTAAAGCTCATGCCGACCTGATTGATATGAGAACCGGCCTTTATGTGGGGGGAGCGGAAGCCTACTGTATGCGGGATGAGGAACACTGGAATACCCGTCCTAAGTATGAGTGGCAAGGCGAAGGCGATAACCGCAAGAGATTCAAAGTCGGCGATGATATTGTACCCTGGTTTCAGTTAGCTTCTATGGCACAGACCAGGGCAGGGGCAAAAGCCTTCAGAAATAGACTGGCGTGGGTAGTGGTCTTGGCTGGTTATAGACCCACGCCGGCGGAAGAAATGACGGAGGGGACTGTCAGTGAAATGGTTAAGGAAAGAAGGACAGTAGATAAGTCTTCGCATTATTGCCCTGTCCATGATGTTAATTTCTTTAAGAGTGGGCGGATGAAGAATTACGCCCATCCCGTAGAAGGTACTAAAGAATGGTGCAATGAACCTGATGAGACTCCCGAACCTGCATCACAGCCCGCCAAGTCAACGGCAAGCCCTACGGAAGAGAAGACTGAGGGGAAACCACCTGATAAAGTTAAGAAGGGCAAGAGAGACACTAAGTCACTCAAAACGATTGAGCAACTAGCCCATGCTTTAAGAGATGATTTTGGTCTGAGTTATGCCGAGCAGTGGAAGGAATTAAATATCTCGGACTGGAATGGATTAGCGGTTACGCCGGCGGAAGCATACATACAAATAGCTTCCGCCAAAGAATAGGTCATTAACAATAGAATAACTTGCTGGATATTCTGGAAGAAATACACCCCTTTGGAGGTTTATCCGAGAGAGGGATGGGCAACTGAATGCCTGATTGCAAGGGACTAGCCTCAGAACCAGCAAGTTGCCCAAAGCCGAAAGCGTTAGTTACAACGCAAGACCGAGTGAGGATGTAACAGAAAGAAGGCGGTAGGCAGAGGACAAGCCAGCCACCCGAAGTCGTGAGATTAGGGCTTAGGAGAGACAAGCGTGGAGGCATCCTAAAGGTCATCAAGCTGGCAGGAGAAGTCCTGAGCTAAAACTGATAGTGCTGTGCTTCTGCTTGGCAATCAGTAATCTCAGGCAAGCTCAAGGCGAGGGTGTTTAGTATGCTTAGCATATACACGCAAGCACGGAGGGTGTGCGTTCCAAAAGACCAATATAGGTCTGAGGAAACAAGTTAAGCCAGCCCTCCTTTGAGCCTCTTTCCATAAGGCTAGGGTATTGACTAAAAGGCTAAAAAGTGTTATCTTATTAGTATGAATACAAGATGGTGTAATAAATGCCAACAAGAAAAACCATTAGAAGAGTTCGGTAGAAATAGAACTAAGCCATTGGGCTACGGATATACTTGCAAGGCTTGTATAAGAGAATATTGGCGTAAAAGAGATAAAAGACCTGAGCGCATAGAAAAAAGTAAGCGATGGCTACATAGTGAAAATGGGAAGAGACATTATAGAGAATACCAGCGACAATATAAAGAGCGAGTTAGAGCGCATCAAATGATTAAGCGATTGATAATTAAAGGAATAATAAAAAAAGAACCTTGTATATTGTGCGGTGAGAATAATTCCTCTGCTCACCATCCGGATTATACAAAACCATTAGAAGTTGTATGGCTATGTCAGAAACATCATTCCGAAAAACATAGGAGAATTTAGCCCTCGTCAAGAGCCAGTAAAAGGGAGGAGAAAGATGGCAATAGAATCAACACATCAAGTAACAGAATATGAGAAGGGTTTTGATGCAGGCTACAAAGCAGGTATGCAGAAAGTAGCAGATTGGGTAAAGAGTAACAGTTTTGATAATAGCATGAATCATAGCAGATGTGCGCTCACATTTTACACCAAAAATTATCTGGATTTTCTCAAGGAGAATGGACTGGAGGGGAAGTAAGTGAAGAAGATTGTTATCTGTCCTCATTGCAAGGGTGTTTTTGATGCGAGTAATCTATACGATTCTCGGATTCGTGTCCAATGCCCCTTATGTGAAGACTGGATTTGGTTAGTTGATTGTCAGGAGGTTCACAATACTAATAAACTAACACAGGAGCAACTTATATCTCTATTGCAAGAGTGTGGGTTTCAATTTTATGTTGCTTCTGGATATTGGCGAGCACCAGACGGGAAGCGATTTAAGGAGCTACCTACAGACCTTAACAATTTATTTAAGTATGCTGTGCCAAAACTACTCCAAGAAGGATATAAAATTGACATCAGAATTAGGAAGGATGAGACAATGGTGGTAATAAACAAAGGGGATTTCCTTAGAACAGGAACCGCACTTAAACTTGAGAGTGCTCTATCCTGGGCAATCTGGGAGGTGATTCATGGCAATCCTATTTAAGACTAATGGTATTCACTTTGACAGCAAAGGTAGAGGCTGTAGTGCTTTCTACCTTGACCTTGTACATCATCCTTTTAGCAGAAAGAGAGGAATAAAACTTTTCTTACACCAGATTATTTCTGGAGTCAAATTACTATTTTCGGAGGTTCGCAATGCCAAATAAACTGACTGACATAGAGAAGGAAGGAGGAAATGAATCATGCTAAATAAGCTAACACAGGAACAGCTAAAAGAGTTCTGGGAATGGTGCGGAGCAAAGTATACAGACCCCGAGCCTTGCCCAACCTGCCATAGACCAGAAGCCCCCTACTGGATTATAGACAGCTTCTATTATGCGGAACTTACTGGGTTGTTAGACCTCAATAACCTTTTTAAGTATGCTGTGCCCTGTTGGCTGAAAGAATTTATGAAAAGGCAGCCAGAAATGGATGAGTATGAGAGCTTACTTTTTCTGCTTAAGAGATGGCTTATCCTTAGTGTAAATAAACTAGATGCCAACTCTCTATTCTGGGCAATCTGGGAGACTCACAATGCTAAATGAACTGACTGACATAGAGAAGAAAGGAGGAGAAAGATGGCAAAGTTACGTTGCCCTAAGTGCGGGGCATTTCTGTCAATGAGAAATCAAGTTGCCAAGTATTCATCTACAGCTTTATTTTTGAAATGTCAAAAGTGCTGGATACTGCTTAGTATTTAGTTAGGGAGGTGATACAATGCTAAATGAGCTAACAGACAAAGGGAAGGAAGTAAGAGAAAGGGTAGCCAAGTTGATTCCTTTTGAACAGCTTACTACTGCGGATTCCATTATTTGCCTCATTAAAGACTCCGGTCTTTTTGAGGAGGCTGAGTGTAGAGGGTTTGATGACGCTATCAATCTTATGTTGAAGACAAACGATAATACTTTTAGCATCAGGTTGCAGTCTAAGTTTGAAGAGTGGGCTAAGGAAAAGGGCTGGAAGTCGCCCGAAGAAATCACGAAACAGATAAATGAGCAGTTCCCTAAAATGGCAAACGAAATGGGCTATGTGAAGCTGTCTGATAATCAAGACTTACCACCAGTCGGAGAATATGCGGGTCTTTACAAAAAACAAGCTCAAGAAGATATGCTCAAAGGTGATGCAACTGGAGTCTGGAGAAAGGTAATACTGGGGGTAAGTAAATGATTACCCTTATATTGATAAACAGCACATCCGCATATTACTGGCAATCTGGTTATTGGCTAGGATGCGCTTTTTGCTGGAGATAAAAGCGGTAGGTCAGACTATCATAAATGCTGATGGTGAATGTGTGCTTGTGCTACCTAGTGACTTGCCACCAGATTCAATCGTGTTGTTTATAAATAAAGAGAGTGCAAAGAAAGCAATAGCAAAATTGGAGAAGGAATGACCTACAGTGCTGACATCCTGAAACTTAATCCTGAACTAGCCGATACGATTCCTGAAAAGAAGGTGAGCAATCCTCGCCAACGGAAGATTAACCCCTTAAAAATAACTGAGACTGCCTTCGCCTCGCAGGTTGAATATTTTTTGAATCTATACGGCTGGCGGTGGAAACACGATAGACCAGCTAGGGTATTACGGCGAGTTAAAGATAGATTCGGTAATATCCAAAAGAAAGAGATTTATGAGACTGCTTACTCAGGGGACAAAGGTTACTTGGATTACACCGCAACCAGGGGCGGGCGTTTACTTTTTTTTGAACTTAAAGACGAGAAGAAGCAAATGACACCTGAGCAAGAGGAATGGTTCAGGTTATTGAAAGACTGCCAGATTTTCGTAGACGTAGATGAAAATGGCGATGAGATTTATCTGCCAGAGGTATATCTTTTCCGCCCCTCTGATTTTGAAAGAGTAAGGGCAATTTTGAGGTAGTATAGTCCAGAGCCGAAAGGGAGGGCTAAGAGAAGTGGACACAGAAGCTAAGTTATGTCCCCAATGCGATATTTCCACCTTCGGTAATTTCTGCCATACTTGCGGGACTGTGTTGATACCGCAAATTAGCGACCCAAGATGTCCTTACTGTGGAGAGGAAATCAGTAAAAATGACTACTACTGTAGAAACTGCGGGAAGCGAATTGAGGAGGCAGAATAATGAGCTTTAAGGAATTCTATTACATACTGGCTGGGTTGGCCTTAGTAGCCATCCTGGGGATTCTGGTAGCACTTGTAGAGGTTATCTGGGAAGATTGGAAAGCGAAGAAAACAAAGAAAGGAAAGTCTAATGACTAATGAACAACCAAAGGTAATTTTATTTGGTAAGTGCCCTGTTTGTGGCTCAAAGGAACGCTACTGTGAATCTCTTGGGAATCAGGAGAAGGCGAGGGGGCACATGAGGAAGGAATTAACCTTTTGCCTCCAAGTCATTGATGGCGCTTGTATAGACAAGGGATTGGAAACTAGATTGCCAATGGGAACTAACTTGCCAGCTTACCGTATAACTACAGATATTTGTATGGGCTACCCGACAAAGCCTTGTGGCACAATTTATGTGACATCCATTACTGAGGAACAGCTAATCAAGAAACCGAACATTGTTCTCCCTGGCCCTAGAAATCTACCTTTTGGCGGTATGAACAAAGCAGAAAATAACTAGGGAGGAACTTCCTTTTTCAATTCCTCTTTGCCTAGTCTCTGTAGTAAATCCAGTTCCCCGGATTTCTTCAATCCATTGTTGAAAAGTGCTTGTCTCTGCGCCTGGAAAGCCGCTATCTGCTGGTCAAGGATAGCCAGTTGTTGAGATATTCTGTTTATTTCCTGCTTGACCTTTTCTGATTCGGCGTCCATATCTATTTCCATGTTCCTCCTTACACAGTGGCTATTGTTTTTACCGTTGTGCCGTTATAGTATTTCAAAACATTTTCGCTATCATCATACCAAAGTTCGCCTTCTACCGGACTATCTGTATCTGTCTTGAAAAGTCCTAGATAGCCACCGAGGGTTACTCCACCTTTAAGCCACAAGTCGCCATCCTCATCCAGAATCATAAGTGTGGAAGTTGCTGCTCCTACCCTAGCCAACCATGCATAACAATTACCATCAGCTACGATATTGGTCTGGTCTGTACCACTTAGTTGAGCTACATAAAATGTTTGTATTCCTATCCCAGATGCACTCTTGGTGGTATCAGCATTCATTGCCAAGAATCCTCTAAACTGCATGGCATAACCAGCTAGACCATCGGCGTCTTTCACACCTGTTATTGTAAGACCGCCAGAGGTAGCCTCTGACTTCATCATCCAGCCAAATACAGCAGTTTCAGCTATGAGAGTAGCACCATGAGCTACATCACCAGTAGACTTAAAGACAAGAACGGCATCGTCTGCTGTTCCCTGGTCTATTGCTAAACCCTTTGTTACAGTAGGAATAGTTACAAAGGAACTTGTACCAAGTAGTAACCTATCTATATTTAGTACATCTTGAGAATTCCAATCAAAGTCAGCCCCCGCTTGACCACTGAGGATTGTTAATACCTGCGCACCAGTCAGAGCAGCGATATTACCACTGGTAATCCTGCCGACAAGAGATTGCTCGCCAACTGTCAAGGCTACAGGCGTGTTGTCCGTAGTGGCATAGAGAATCGTGTGGGCGTCAAAAAGGGCAGCATCCAATGCGCCACTAGATGTCTGGTCTGGGGTAAAAGTAGGCCATGCCATTTAACTCACCACGTTTCCTTTAATAAAGCGTTCTACTCCATAGGCATCAATATAATGGAACTCTGTTTGGATTATTTTAATCGCCCCTATACTCTCTGCTGCTACATACGTTAAGGTCAAGATAGGGAAATTACCACCAACATAAGTGCCGTCAAAGGCTACCCATTCCTCATTTTGTGCTCCATTTACTTTTGGTGTGGTGGCACTTATTTCCCTAGAACTCCTTATAGCGAACCTTATATCACCAGCACTAAGTGCATTTCTTATAGCGTCTACGCCAACCGTGTTCAAAGTAAACACGTTCCAATCATTAAGAACCATAGCCGAACTGTTAATCACTGTGGCCAAAGCCGTTGTTCTACTGATGATTTCAACAAAGTCAGCAGCTACAAGGACATCTGCTAAATCTGCCCCAGAGACCATCGTAATATCAAAATTAGTATCTGAGTGGTCAGAAACGCCGTATAGTGAAATAGTTGCCCCTGTAATCACAACCCCTGATGGCACAGTAGATAAAGGGAAGGACATGCCAGCACGATAAACATGGTAATCCTCGGCAGGAGGAGCGTGATATATTTGTCCCATCCACACATAGTCATCATTATAGACTTCTGGGGCAGCAGCATTATAGCCGGCAACATACCCCATACCGTTACCATTATTCAAAAAGCCCGAATGACTAGCGTTTATTGCTAATGTCGTCATCTTTACCTCACGCTAATGGCGGATAAACAGGTATTATCATTAAGTCCTGAACGTGCCACTTCTGGACTATCCCCTGATTGATGTAGTCAATTATCTCATTCTGCCCCTTGAATAAAGTGATAACGTCATCCTGCAAAGCGTATATTGTGTTTATTAAATCCTGGCTTACTCCGCCACCTACTACTTGCGTTATCCGTTCCCCTGTTGTATCACCCAGTAATGCGCTGATACTCTGCATATTTAGTTTGCCGAAGCGGATGGTTAAATCAAAACGCCCATCGGTATTGCCTATTCCCAAAGCGCAGTTGAACTGCATATACTGAATATTGCCCACCCTGGAGTCGCCGTTTTCCCTGGAATCCGTTATCTTGATATAATCAAATAACTCTTGCCCGCAGTTCATCGGCACTACCGCCGAGCCTCTTTCCGCAGCTAACTCGTCTCGTTCTATCAGGGCAGCAGCTATTAAGGTAGCCTGGGCATCTGAAACCACCCGTCTGTAAGTCGTTCTTATCTTAGCTCTCAAGGCATAACTGGTGGCGCTTGTAGAACTTCCACTATATTGAGGCGCATGGTCAGGATTAGAACTCACTATCTCCTTATTTGGATTGACGAACCTGTGTCTTAAAGCCTTACTGAAAAATGTATGGTAGGTATCTACGTCAAGTCTAAATTCGTAGTCATAGGTTGTCCCAGAAACAGTAGGTTGGAAAATATGAGTCGCTCCATCGGCTTCGGCTCGTCTATGACAATGAGTATAAGCAAGGAGTTCACTTATTTTGCCGTCTCTGTTTTCATTTACCGCAACAGAGAAATAGTCGGCTGGAATGAAAGCGTTGATGATACTGTCATCATAGCCGGTATCGTAGGTCAAGGTCACGGCGGGATAGCTGGTATAGGGAGACAACGTAGCGCCAGCAACAGCATCTAAAAGTGTCTTTACTGTACTGGTATTTGTATCTTCCTGAGTGTATTTTGATACCGCCTTGTCCCCCGCCAGGTCATTAGGGATACCAATAAGGTACAGGCGGCAGGTCAACTGGGTTTCCGATGATAGAAACTCTTGTGCATCTACCTTCAGGGGCGCTCTTGGCGCATACTCATCCCCTGAATTGCCATCCATTTCCCATGTGACTGTACCATCGGTCTGAGTAACCCCTAATGCCGTTCCCCATGTCGGCTCAGTGGTAGCATGTGAAGCCCCCGCCACAGTACACCTGTACTGGTAGCCATTGATGGTATTAGGAATAACCACATCGTCAACCGAATAGGCTGTATTAGCTACCCAAGCTGAACGAGCAACGGCAGTATAGTAGCCAAAATAAATCTTGCCTTGAAATTGCTCAAAGTTGAGGTCATTCAGAGCAAAATCACTATTATCAAGCAATACCTCCGCTACCTCAGAGTCTTCCTCTATGGTAAGTTGGCTTTTAATTATCCGGGCCATGTCATAACCACGGGTAGTTTGCCCCGCCCGTGACAAAACAATCTTCCAGCGTGGCTCGTAAGCCCCGCCCGTGACAAACATTGCTTTTTGTGCCGTCAGAAGTGTGTTTGAGAGCGTTTGCATTAAAAATCCTTACGGCATTGACATACTCGGAGCAGTATCCAGATATTTTAGTCTCTTGAGTTCGCTAAGAGCATTGTCGTAGTGGAGTTTTCCCCACTCATACATATAGCGGTAAATATTCTGTCCAAAGCCGATGCGGTTGATATAGTATCGGGACTTGCTTATCGCTGCCTTCCCCGCTACCAGGTCAGCATAGATTCCTTCTAGTTTGTAATCCATCGTATTGCTGATAAAGCGCACGGTAGTATCATCCACAACCGCATCCGAAAGCGGTGGCCAGAAGGACACATCGCTCTCTCCACTGGTCAGTGTTCTCTGATAATCAGCAAAATAGATACCCCTTACACCATCAATTTTGAAAGGTGCTCCCTTCAAGATAATGTCGTTGGCAGTCATATCGTCTACATGGATTGAAGTTACTCCCGCAGCATAACCAGCCACTAAATCTACCTTGCCTAGCAGAGTAGTGAGTTTAGACAACCAGTGGAGCATAGCAAAGTAAATCCAGACCTCATCAGGAGCATCGGAATCCTTAGTGTTTGGCGGTTCTGTGTCTACTTTGAGACGCAGGATATTGTTTTCCTGCATTTCCCATTGCCCTGGTTTCAGAAAAGAAGGGGGGTCTTGCAGAATGGGGTACTCTATCTTATCAATGTAAAGCCAATCCAGAAGCCGACTACCTAAAGCTCCATCAAGTTGCTGTGGTGCTTCCAGATTGATTTCCTTGCTATCCGTGCAACCCTTATTGAACATCTGGTAAGATTCCCCGGAAACCATGATGTCTTTTGAAAGAGTCAACCGAGTAGCCGAGACATAAGCCGTGACTTGTGCCCATGTGCGGTCGGTCTCATTATAAATCCACTTGCCCACATCACCCGATAGGAATTGGTCAAGAGTGGTATCAACCAAAGCACTAGCCGTTGTTGCCGTTGCCGTTCCTCGTCTGCTTTCAAGATTGAACTCAGCCTTGTAGACATAGGGAGAATACTGAGCGATTTCTCTCTGCCCTTCAGTCATAGCTGGGTCAATTTCGGCAGTTGTAAATAGAGCGTTCCCAGAATCCTGTAATTTTTGCTCTATCAAATCCCGCATGCTGGAATAAGTCTCAGGATAAGCCATATCTCACCCCCTTATAGATTGAAACCACGAACCACAAAATCTCTGTCTGATGCTTGAGCTTGACTTGATAGAAGTTTGATAAACCTGACTGCTCCTATCTTGAAGATTATCGCTTTACTCGTAGTCGCTGCTACTGTCGCCTGGAGAACATCGGTATCAGCATCGCTATCAAGAAAATCGTAAACAGGGTAGTAAGTTCCGCCTGAACCCTTTGCTACCTGAACACTGATTTGAGTAGAAGTTATTGTTGGAACAAGAACCAACAGATGAGTAAAGTCATGCCCTAAATCAACCTCATCGGAGAGTGTAGTGCTGTCAGATATATCTATCTGACAATCCTTCCAAGCACCTATTTTGAATACCCCTGTATTTGCCATTTTATATTACCTCCTACATCATCCTTTTCTTTTTGATTGGACCCGAAGCCATGTCTCTTAATTCCTCTTCAGACATGGAATCCTTCATTTTACGACAGGCTTCTTCGGCTTCAGGACTATTGAACTTTGGCTTATCGCCCCTTTTCCATGCCAAAGCCATTCCTGCCATCCTACGCTGGGACTCGCTATATGGACTCATACCATCCCCTCCTTTGTTATTTGGTCAAGAGTTTTCTTTCTCTTTCCTTTTGGCACTTTCAAAGTCTCACTAACTACATTCTTAAGAGCTACAGTAGCCAATCGAGGTTCGGCTTTTTTAACTCTTTCCTTTTCCCCCGCTATCGCTGTTTCAGCTACATAGTCAACTTCTTCCTTTTCGAGGGCACCAAAACTGGGAATAAGAATAGGCAAGCCACCCGTTTCCTCAGAACCAATATAACGCCCCCTAGAACCACTGCCAAGCGGTAGATGTTCCCTTTCGTGTATTATTGCTGGTGACGGCATAGATACTATTTTACCACACTGTAGCGAGCAAGAAGGGCATGGGGCTGCATTTGGGCAACCCACAACACTACTTAACACCTCGAAGACTCCGTGACTAGAGCAAAAGTATTCGTATATCGGCATTCTATCCTCCAGTTAGTCCCTGCATCGCCTCTACTAGTGCAATGATGAAGGTAGTGTATGCCCCTAGTCCGCCAATACCATAGCCGACTTGCTTCCTGGAGAATTTGATAGTCGGGTAACAGTTTTGTCTAGTATAGCAAGTTTGTTGAATCGCCCGGACTTGCCTGGCTAAGAACTTCTCCGGCTCATCAAAACCCTTTATCATATCTTCAAATTCAAGGTCGTTTGCTATCTTATTGCCGTTTGTCATCGCCGTCTTCCTTCCTTAAAATCATTTCTCTCAGTGCCTCATTGGCTTTCTTTATCTCATCAAGAACCTCAGCGAGTTCGCTTTCGGCGCACCTTAGCTTGATGCACAAATCTAAGAACTTTTGCTCGTCTTCCTTTTCCATACTAACCATCCGAACATGCGGACTGCCAGATATTCAATCCAAGCTACGATATGTCGTTCCCGCCGATACTGCCATTCTGTGAGCATTGCCTCTAGGAAAATATCGTCAACTTGTTTACGACTTATTTTCTCCCCTTGTATCTTTTTGCTGTGGTAAAGCCAATCGTGCAGGACAGGACTCTTATTGTACTTTGACCAATACGGTAAGAAAAAGAGGAACTTGGGAATACTGGCAAAGTCGGTTTCAAAACCTTTCGGCACTTTGATTATATGCCTGCTGTTACGACTGCCAATGTGATAGGTAAAAGGACGCATGAGTTCCCAGCGTCTTCCACTTGGCATTGGAGAAACAATCAAAGCTGAGGTAAAGCTACTCAAAGAACTACCCTCTCCAATATTACTAAAACTAGGATAATCACCAAGATAAAGACAATAAATATTCTGTCAAACTTATTCATTTTATATCCTTTATGAAGCGTTCTATGCCAAGCACTATCACTCCTATTGATGCCCCTATCTCTATTCCGAGAATAACAGGATTATGCTCAAATACCGCAATGCCTGCATAGTTGAGAGCCATCCTTATGAACAGGTAAAGAGACAACGTTCCCCATCCTGCCAAAAATCCATCAGCCAGAAGTTCCTTTAATTTCTCCATTACACAGCCACTCCCTTCAACTTGGCTACACTGGCTACAGCTATACTATTACATTTTGATATGCCGGCTGCTGCTACCCCCATATACTTGGCAATGTTAGCCCAGCCTACTGCTTCATTTATATCAAGATTATAAATACTACCAGAGTTTTCGGAAGTCCCAGAGGTAGCGTCATAACTACCTGCATTACCCAGATACCTTAGTGTGCTTACACCTATGGCAACTGTTAGTAAATCCAACTGGTTAGTCTTGGCGGCATCACTATAAATCCCCATATCAAGGGAATCGGCATCCTTGATAAAGTCATTGTAGTAATTGGTGCTTGTAGAGCCTGTATAAGTGTCCAGAGTATCCACAGCCCCATCGTCTACCATTATCCTGATACGATTACCGCCTGTCTGGTAGACATAAGCACAGTAGATAGGGTCAGTGGCGAACCGGGCATTGGCGCTGTTACTGACCATGTGGATAGTGGTATAGAAAGCCCACTCGGTTACTATAAACTGGAAATCATGTGACCAAGTAGTAAAATGTCCTGCCGTAAAGTCTTTGGTAACATCGCAGTTGGAGTTTCTCACCATATCAGTGAAGTCAATCTGGTTTGCCGCTACAGTTAATTTACCACCAGCATCGGTCTCAACATAACCTGTCCAGTCTTGGTATGGGTCAATCAATGGAGAAGACAGACTTGATAGGTTAATCCTTTTTAATGCTTCGAGACCATCAAAAGTAGCCTTAGTACTCAGAACTTTTAATTGCTGGCGGTTGCCGTACATATCCTCAAAGATTTTCTCATCTGGAGGAGTATCCATAATCGTCTGCCAGTCTTGGATAGAATACTTCGCCTTCTGTATATTACCTTTGAGCCGAATATACTCAATCTTTAGCGGTCTGTCCGCTTCCCGATATAGTCCTCTAAATTTCTTCCACGCCCCCGACTCAATATACCGCTCGGTATCGGTTTTAGCCAAAGCACCAAAGTCATTATAGACTTTCCGCTCTTGCTCACGAAGCGAATAGATAGCCAGAAGTTTATCCACATTGAATTTAATCGTATTCGGATAAGTAATCATACCAACTCCAAGAAGTCCAGTGTCGGGTTGAAGTACATTATGTCGGCAGTATGTCCAATTCCTATAATCTGTACAATATCGCCTGAACTAGCGGGAATAGTCTTGGTCGGCGCTGCTGCGGTTGTATCAGAAAGATAGACCACCGAACCTACGGTGAAGTCATAGGAATCATCCCGTATCCAACCACTTGTCAGGAATAAACCTGTGGCGTCTTCAGCTATAGTAGCAAGAGCTATTGCCCATGCTGGGTAGGTTACGGTAGCATTAGTCGCCAGGGCCTTCTCCATCTTGCCGTCTGCGCCCTTATAGCAAATATCGCCAAAGACTAAAGCCGTACCGGCAGTCATTGTTACTACTCTCCCAGCGTAGGTATGGTCACTACTTGCTGGAATCGTGTCCTGGATAACCTTTGTCTCAGCAAGAGTAAATCCAGCAGCAGCAACAGCAGCCACAGCCTCAGCATCAGTGTATTTGGTATGATGAGCAGAGACATTGGCATTGTGGTCGAAAGCCCAATTAGAAGTAGGTGCTTTGGTCACTTCGCCATTAGCAGGTGAATCTTCAAGATGGTCAGTAATCGCTGCGGGCTGCTCTGTTACTTTAGTGGAAGCATTAAGAGAAGCATAACCACTGACTGCGCCCTTCTCGGATTCCAGTTGATATTGAGTATGGTCGTCATCCGTAAGACCATCTAAGGCAGCACCGTGGTCTATCTTACCCGCTTGTGCTCCTGCGGATTGATGAGAATGGTCAGCATTTTCTAGCCTGTAGCCAGTATGAGGGTCGGCAGCGCCAGCATGGTCAGAAACGGCTGTGGCAACTTCGACATCAGTCGCCAATAAAGTATCTAACTGTGCAGCAACTATCACCCCATCAGCATCTGGGTCATAGACAGCTTTGGTCATATCGCCTGCACCGCCAGCATGACTGTGAAGTGCTGTCACGCCGCCACCACTCAGTTCATCCAGGTTAGACTTCTGTGCTGAAGTCATCCCCTCATTGACCATATAGGTCGTCTGTAGTTTTTTGTCCTTTATCCTGGCATTATTTATCCGGTCTATCTCATCAAGAAGCCAATCAACATCCTTCTTGATTCCTGCCATTGCCTCTTTGATGGAGTTCATGTCATCTTGACTGGGAACAGAAGGTCGCGAGGATAAATCATCAATCCTGGAACTGGTTTGTTCAATCTTGCCGTTTAAGTCGCTTACTTTAGAATCAAGTGTCTTTTGTTCGGAAGTCAGGTTTTGAACCTCTTTATTATCTACAAGCCGAGCCGTCTGAATACTGGAACTCAGTTTGGCAATATCCTTACGTATAGAGTCCAGTTCCGAGCGCATCATCTTCTTGAGATTATCCGTTTCCTGGGCTTTCTCGGTAATCGTTTTTAAGGCATCAACCAGTTCTTTATTATCAACTGCCTTAGAGGGTACTTCCCTTTTGCCCTTTGTCAAATCTGGTGCTTCAATCAGTTTGCGCATAATTTACCTACACCGCCTGGAATCCTACCAGCAATCCTTTCTTGAAAGTGAATTTGTATCCGCCGACTGTTCGCTCACCTGTTAGTCCAGCATCTCCATCAGCCGATACGGTGCCAGTGAAGTTTATGTTGCCGTGAGTAGGGTGACTATGGGATGTGTCGGACTTACCAGCAAGCGCAGAAGTTAGTCCAGTTATAGCTTCAATTGAAACAGGAAGTAAGGTATCATACTGCCCCGAACCTGGATTATAGACATACAAACTACCGCTTTCAGGGTCTACTCTTATCCACTTCGTTCTGTCTGGGTTGGTATTTATCCACGCATCCTCTGTTTCTATACCATCTGCCATATTTCACCTCCCTTTAAATGGAGAGTTTGGTAACTCTCTTTGTTCATCCGCATATTCCTTTACTGCCTTTTTGACAGCAGAATCCTGCACCATCTTTTGTCTATCGTAAACCCGAAGTGGGTCGTTATAATCCAATTTCTCAGTGTGATGAATCCTGAAGAAGCCAATCTTTGAAAGAACTCTCTTGCACAATGTGGAACACAGAAGACAGTTTATCTCCTCAGTTTGGTCAAAGGATACCCTTCTGATTTCGTAAAGACTACCGCATTTAGGACATCTGTACTCGTAAATCGGCATGTTATATGTCCTCTGGTTGTAGTGGTTTCCCCCTATGGACTTTCGCCAACATCTCTGGATAGGGCAACTTTGGAGTCAATTCTGAATTGCCTTTGCCCCATTCTGGATTCTTTTTTATAATCCATGTTCTTTCACGATGAAAGCGAAATATCCTTACTTTATAGGCAATTTTTAATCCTTGCCTATCTCTAAAAAAGCTAAACTGGAATCCAAAATAAAAGCCTTTTCTCACTGTTTGGACGGAGGGAGGGGAATTACCCCCTCCCTCTACTCCTCCTATTCGTTAGCGTCAGAAGGTCTAAACGGATGCCCGCACTTGGTGCATACTGTTAGCCCTTCTGTCTTTTGTTCCACGTGTTCCTGACAAATAGGACAAATCTTTTTAGCCATCTTCTACCTCCTTATTCTATCTGAAGCATTATCATGGCATCGCCGTAGTTGCCGGAGTACATCAGGTAGCCGGCTCTTTGGTTGGACTGAGCATCTGTGTTGATGCCTTCATCAGCCATACGGATAGTGCCGTCAATATGGAAGATTACATCTCTATCTCTCGCTGCAGCACCAGGCCATGTGCTGTTTACCCATGCCCAGTGTGGCCCTTGCACCTTGCCCCAGAAGTAGTAAGCCGAAGTGATTGGTCTTTCAATACAGCAAGCGAAATGCTCAAACCCCTGCGAGTAAGCTCCGGCGTTCCTGATATTCCTCCAGGGATTCGGGTAGGCTGCCAGAGTACCACCAGCAGCGTAGGCATAGATGAATGGCTCTGTGACGTAGAGTTTGTAGGTATTACTGATTTCAGCATCACTCTTCCATATATGATGGAATACGTCATAGGTGCCAGAATTGGGTATTGCCAGATAGCCGTCCTGCCAGTAGTCCTTCGCCCTTGCGTTAGTGGCATCGGTGATGACCACGGTGGTATCGCCGACTGCGATTGCTGTAGCCGTAGTCTCGGCCACATCGCCTGTTACTCCCTCAAGGTATGTGTAGCGATTGATTTTAGCTGCCAGTGGGTTCGTGATGGCTGCCCCCGCCTTACAGAGACGATACAGGCTACCATTCTCGACCATGCCTTTGGCGCCAACATGGAGTGCTCTTGTCGCAGCATACTCATTGATAACTGCTGCGTAGGATAAAGCTGCTAAATATGGGAAACTCATTTAGATTACCTCCTTTTACTTCTTTCCTCCCCCACCACCCTACTTTTGACCGTGCTTGGTTCTCATGTGTCTTGCCAGACCTATGAATGTCTCGAAAGGTTGCCCTTCCCTGGGACAACCTTCAACCTGACAAACAAGGGGATTTGCTTGTTGGGCAGGCTGAGGTTTATCTGTTTCCGTTTTAACGGTCTTTACTGCCTCATTCAACTGCCCTTCAAGTTCCTTGACTCTGGCCTCCAGAGTAGCCTGAGATTCTTGATTCGGCTCTTCGCCCGGTGGCCAAAGCCTAAAGCCCTTCTTGACATAGTGGTTCATGTGCCACGCATCGGCTGGCAAGGGTGTAGTCGGGATATATATTGGTTCTTTTTTCTCCTCCACTTCACCGAGAGCAACTCGCCTTCTTATCTCCTTTGCTATTTCAGGAGTCAATGGCTTCAATTCCTTTTCTGTGCTCTTCTCAATGAAGGAAGTGACAGTCGCAGGCCGGTAATAGACACGTGTTTCCATCGTACGACCCTGAACGATGTCTCCTGGGTCATGTATATCCTGAAATGGTACTTGGGCTATACTTTGTGTCACTTTCTTATTACCTCCAATTTTCTATATTCGCTTATGAGTTTTCACTCATTGCAACGAGTTGTGATTCCAGTTCTCGGATACGCTTTTGTAGAAGTTCTCGTAGTGTTCCAGTTGAATGGTCTTTAGGTAGTAAGGCAACGAGATTTTCAGGGCGGTTATCGTCCTTGATGCCATTAAGGTGATGAATAAGATACCCCTCTGGAAGTGGCTGACCATGTGCTTGCTCCCAGACCAAGACATGCTCCGCAACATATCGGTGATGGTATTTATCTGCTCTCGGATGTTCTGGCATGTAAATATAGACATACCCATGAAAGCCTTTATATCTACCACCTTTCCAGAAATTGTTGCGTTCACGCTTGAAGCGACAGGATAGACATCTACCTTGCCCTTGCAATGAACCTCTGCCAACTGGCTTACCGCAATCAATGCAGTTGCCAACGAACCGTCTTTTTGCATCTGTTTTTCGCCCATATTCCCGATGTTTGATTGGGCGACATTTCGAGCAAAACTTTGCATCAGACCTCTTAGCCTCAAAGATTCCACCACAAAGTTGACATTTAGCATCCATTCTATGCCTCCTAGTAGGATTAAAGCAGAACGGATGCTATTAGTCAACCGCCTTACGAAGCCCATATTATTTCACCATCCTCTAACTGGTTGGTGCCGTAGCATCGAATAAGAGATACCTCATTCTTGTTACTTCTCTTTAGAGAGGACTGGTCATTTCTGCCAGTCTCTTGCAGTTTCCTGCAAGGTCGGACTATTTCTTCTACTTCGCAGTAGTCGGGTGTATAGTCTCTACACATTTTGTTTAGCACGAGATTCCCATATTCAGATGAACTTAGGGTTCCTCGTTTAGCCCGATTTGAATACGGCAAGTATCGTCTACCGTATCCCCCATCTTCCTCTACCATTGCGTAGTCGGCCACGATACCGATTTCCCAGCCTCTCAGGGAGTCATCGTAGACCATCCACGTATCCGGCTCCCAGCCAACCACATAGATAAAGGCTTCCTTTGAGTACAGAGCACCATAGGCATCATCGCTGGAGTCAATAGAGATGTTGGCATCATGGAAAACAGGTACGCCATTCATCTTTATGATACCAGCAAAGTGATTCTGGAGTACCGACTCCTGATAGCTAGCTGGCATGTGACTTGTCCCTGGTGTAGCGATAGCGTCCACGATGGTATTGAGGGTATGAGGATGCAGGACATAGGACATTGGCATAGGAGCGGGTTCAGACTGACCTATACACTGGGTAAAGGAGGCAGCAGCATAGCCGAGTCCAAAAGCGGTGTTGGCATTGCTCAAGCCGTTATCAAGACCAGAGTAAAGAGTCAAGCCGTCCTGGTCCATCTTTTTGCCCATACCGTTACCAATAACCCTGCCGGCAGCACGGGCTACATCCTCGGTAAACTGTTTTCTCAGTTTCTTGGTAACGATGACCTTGCATCCCGCCTCATTGGTAGTGTGGGTTGTGCCGGTGATACTTAGTGTCTGAGCGTTAGCCATGTCCACACCATCAATCAAGCCTTCAGCAGTAATCGTTCCGAACTTTGGCACGTAGTAGCTCTTTTCATCCTTACCCATTCGGTGGACACTGACGGTATTTTTGAAAACCTGAATTGGCTCATAGGTAAATCTTGCTGCTCCAATCATGGCCCTAGACCCAGCAGCCAAATCAGCAGCAGTTGTAGTTGCCATTTACTTATCCTCCTAGTTTAGATATTTTTATTGAATCTTTTGGCAGCCTCTTGATACTGTTCGTAGGAGATGTCACCATGAATAAATGCCTCCTCATAGTCCTCAAATGTTCGGAATCCCCTCGTTGCAGTACGACCGCCGCCAGCAGCCCTAGTTTGTTGTCCTTTGACTGCTGGTTCTTTTTCAGCACCTTCTTCCTCTTCTTTCTCTTCGGATTCATCCTTCGGTACGGACTTAGCTATCTGTTTCATCCGTTCAAGGTTATAAGTGGTTCTGCCATTTTCAGCCGTATCAGTACCTATCTGAAGGAGGAGAGTCGCCGTCATACCGCTTGACTTGGCTAGTTCATTGGCCAACTCGGTAGCCTCTGCTTTCACCGCCTTGTCTATAGCAGCCTGATGTTGAGTCTTCTCGTTCTCCAGTTCTGAGCGTGCTTTATTGACTTTTTCCCACTCATCTTCCGCCTGGTGCTTTAGACGGACTGAATCCACTAGGTCAGGTGCTCCTTCGGCAGCCTTCAGTTCTTGCTCCCTCTCTCTCTGTTTGAGAGAACGAATCGTGTTCTCAAGGTCAGAGAGGCGTCTACTCTGAGAATCATACTGTGTTTTTAGAGTGGTATGTGCTCCAAGAGTAGTCTTTAAGGTTCTACCAAGTTCCTTAGCAGCCTTTGCCTGACTAATCAGGTCTCTGTGTTCCTTTGAGGATAACTTTACTTCGGTATCCTCTGTTTCCTCGGTTGTCTCTGGAGTAGTTTCGTGGGTGGCTTCCTGAGTTGTTTCCTCGTCAGTCCGCTCCGCAACGATTTCGTCCTTTATTTTAGCCATTATTTATTAAAACCTCCTATTTTATTTTATTCTTAATGGCTGTTTTTAGCGTCTCATTCCTACCAGTTTTTCCTCTATTTCACGCTTTAATCTGTTTATTTCTTCTCTTTTCCCCGCTAATGTTATTCCAACTCTTTCGGCTTCTGCCATGTTCTGGTCTATATCATATTGTTCTATTGTCTTTGAGACAGCACCGATAATAACCAACCAAGCATCAAAATCGGGATGACGCCTTCTAAAGGCACGCCTTGCTTCAGCTTTAGAAGTTTTAGGGTCGCCTATAATATTGTCGTAAATCTGATAAAGCTGGAATATAGCCTTAGTTGGTACACGGCTAAAGTCTTTTTTCTGCCATTCGCCTTTATCAACCATATTTCTGTAAAACTCAGGGTGTTCAAGTAAAAACCAATCATCAGCAAACCAGTAATCCTCGCCGGTGGGCTTGCCTTGATACAGAATTTCGCTATAAGCCACGTAATCGGGCACTAGATGCTCTTGCCCTATGAGTTTCAGATAGCCTTCCCTTTCTGTCCTGGCTTTTCTAAACTTGGTATTGCGGGCAAGCAGTGCTTTTCTGGCAATAGCACGCTTATCCTCATCAGCGATATATTTCGGTGAAGTGCCCTTGCCGTAATCATCCCACTCATCAAACATATCCTGAAATTCAGAATAAATCTCGTCATACCGCTTATCTGGCACTTTGGCAAGGTCAATCTTATCAAGAACACCATCTCCCATGATTGTTGAATCGGTTAAAACCGCCTCAAGGTCGGGATTATCCAGAAGGTAATGCTCTTTGACAAACCCCTTGTCAGGAAGTTCGTAGAAGTCCACATATTTATCACGGAGGTTGTCAGTCGCTTCAGGTATCCGCAAACTATAGAAATCTCGTTGTCTCCGTGCTATGCGGTAGTCCTTATTTGCTGCCAGATATTTTGCCCTGGTATCACCCTCAACTTGTAAGGCATCGTAGGCTTTGTCCTGCTCCCGCCACGTAGCATTGATTCTCAAAACTGGTTCGTTCCAATCTTTGCCATCATCGGTGAGCATTTCATTATCTAAAGCCCACTTCCAAACATCGGGATGGTCAAGAAGCCAGACTTTAACCTCAGAACTGCTAGCCGTGAACTGGTCTATCGTCTTGCCTCTATCAACCCAAGCTTCAACAATCTTTTTATCAGTAGGAGTCTCATTAGTTCCCTTCTCAATCGCCTCAATCCGCCTTGTATCATCCAAGTATTCAGGCGTTTTGAGCTTCTTGATTGCATCTGCCCTAGCTTTCTCATCCGGTATATAGTCAGGTGAGTCCTTATCCCCCAACTCCTGAATCTTTTTGTAAACATTCCTGTACCCAGTTTTCGTTTTTATCTCCAGCGATGCTATGGGCGTATCCACTTCACCTAACTCCAGATATTTGTTGAGTTCTGGATTCTTTGCCCTTAGCAACTTATCTTCCCAGCTATTCGCTCCGAACTTATCTACCGTGTCCTGCCTTTCAAAGTAGGGTTTAACGATTTCCTTTGGTGGCAGGTAGTCAGTCACTACATCATCAGCTAAATTTAGTTGTTTGATTAACTTTTGTGCTTCATCATAAGCTGCTTGCGTTAATATCTTAGCCTTCCCGCCGATTGCAAGATTGGCATTCTCTTTAGGATGAGATTTCAACCATTCGGTTCTAGGATTTACCATCAGTAACACCTTCTTGTTCTCTGGTAGCGCCTCCAAGAATTTGCCTTTTGCCATTTCATCTGTTTGATTATGATATTTCTGAAGAAGTAGATATTCGTTCATTGTCATGTTCCCCAGATAAGCGTCTGGATACTTCTTGTCAAATTCCGCCAACTCTGTTTCATCGGTAATCAAAGAGCGTTCATACCACTGATTGTAGAACTCAATAAAAGTATCGCCTTTTGTGTAGTCGGCATTTACGCTTATCAATTGCCTGTTAGGTATCTTCTCTATCTCGTCAAGAATCTGAATACCCTCTGCTATAGTTTTCTGCCAGGGCTTATAGCCTCTTGCCTCTGTCATAGTCGCAGGGTCTAAATCTTTCAAATACTGAGCTACCCCAGACCACAAATCACCGAATGTAAAAATATCGGGTTTCTGAATAGAATAAGGTCTAGCTTCTGTATCTTTGGGTTGTCCTAACTGACGATAAAGTCTATCAAAATAGGTGTTATCAAGAGTGACAGGATTAACGCCCATGAATTGACCTATCATCTGTTGCCCAATATTTTCTTTGTATTTCTCACCTTGACGTACAGCCTCAACACCGGCACCTAGAGTCAAAGGTAGGAAGTTCTCAAACTCATAAGCTAGAAAGCGGGCTATGTTCTCAGGAAAGTCACCTTTGACTATCTGTTGTTTGGAATAATCCTTATTCAAAATCAAATCTACCTGAGTGCTAATAGCAGGGCTAAGGCGATTCTTAATATATATTCCTAGTCCTGCAAACGGCAAGGGGAATGGAGAACCTTCTACTTTCTGTGGGTAAACTGCCCTGAATATCGCTCTGTACGGCCCACTGATTGGTATTCTAAGGTTACCAACAAGAATAGACAGGAATTTCCCATTATGCGGGTCGGGGTTAATCGCATCCCAAATCGCCTGCTTAACATCGTCATCATCCCCACCCTCCTGTTTAGCATGTATAGCAGCACTCGTAGCGGATACCACCAATGAGGAGGCAGCCAAAGTAATCAACGTTTTGAGTGACAGACTTTCCGCAGGGGTTAATTTCTGCCTAATCATTGCCTTACCAAGTCCATTAACCGCTTCCGCTATTAAAGTCACTGGTTGCCTGATAAATGAGTAAGATGTAGGTATCGCCCGCAAGAAAGCATGGCGGGCTTGAGATTGCCCTAATCTGGTAGCACTAACCAGAGGATAGACCTGAGAAGCAAGGTTCGCTGCCACAATCTTTGCCTCTAATTCAGGAACACCATGTTTTATCAAGTTTTTATAGTTTCTCTGCCATAAATTGAATGCCCCTCTGGTAACGGTTGTATAAGTCATCTCGGTGAACTTATCAAAAGCAAATTCCTTCCCGAGCACCGTAAAATGTATCTTACTGAGGAATCCAGCAGCGTACTCTTTTGGAGTTCCCGTAAGTCCTCTACCCATGAGAGAGGCAAATTGAGACCATTCATAAGGATTGTTGGCTATGTCATCCGCCAGTGCCTCAACGCTTATGGAGTGGTTCCAGTCATGTTCCTGGATAGTCGTTCTAACACCACCCATCGCAGCCTTCAGTGAACCCCACGGGTCAGCGAGAACTCCAATAAACCCCTGAATAGCGAAGGGAGAGAAGTCTCCAGAAAATGTCTGCCCTCTCCATTTCTCTATGAAGTTGAGGGCAGGGTTATTAGTAACTTTCCTTGATTCTTTTATCAGATTAGCTTGCTCTGCAGGGAAGTACCGGTACAACCCTTCCTGAATAAAGACATATGGTTTGAGATTAGCTGCTTCCCATGCTGGTTTGAGACTTCTAATATCTTCTCTAACGGATGCTATCTCATTTTGAACAGCCTCAACATCCATCCCCTTACGGATACCAGTCTTTAATTTCACATCAAGTTGGTCTTTGAGTTCGGTCAAATCAGTAGCTTCAATCGGAGAATTAAGAAAGTTGAAGATTGCCTTATGAACATTGGATTCTATTGTACCTGCACTACCTTGAAGTGAACTTATCCTGGCTTTCAAAACAGACATCTTCTTGTAGAGTTCAGGATGTGTTTTTTCCATTGCTTCAAGCCTTGTAAATCCACCGATAACAGTCTTATAAGTCTGCCCAGCAGCCGCAGATGCCTTGAAGTTATCCAATCCCTCAAGTAGTTTCTGGACATCCGTCTCTGGCGTGAAGGTCTTATCATGTGCCATGCGCTCCCTGACTGTCTGCCAGACACGTGTCTTTCCTCTGCCCTGAGTAACAGCCCTTATCTCTGAGCCAAGATACTCAGTTACTTCCTCGGAAATATCCACATTAGGTAGAAACGCTCCGCCTTCTTTTGCCGTAAATCTCCCTATCTCGGCATTATATCCAGTCACCACATAATTTAAAAGTTGGTCGTTCCTAGCTTCTATATCGGCGAGAACTCTTTGCTGTTCATTTGAAAGTTCGTATAGTTCAGGATTATCGGCTATATCTTTGAGAGTTCCAGTGATAGGATTCTTGGCTTGCGTTGGAGTACCGAGGAATTTCGCCGTTGTCTTTTCTCCCCTGACCGTATCATTGCCAAATGCTTTCCGTATGTCTCTGAGTAACCTTAACCTAGTGCTTGTTGCCCAGACAGAGACATCACTTTTGGCAGCGTTCTCAGCCACCATAGCGACCAGGACCTTCTCATTTTTCCCAGTCATCTTTAGCCCGGGTTGCTCAAACTCTAGCAATTGTTTTAGACCAGGAATCTTCTGGAATAGCCTGGTCATATTGCCAGCCTTATCCTTCTCAACCTGTAACTGTGACTGGATACCAATTCGGGTTATCTCACTGCCAGTAGGTTCAGGTTTGATGCCAGAGGGAGTCGCAATCGGAGCATCGGGTGGTGGAGGTTCTGTTGGCGGAGGTGTTACTGATTGCGGAGGTGGAGATAGTGGAGGAATAACCTCTTCAGATACTTCTTCAGGTATTATTGGCTCAACCATCTGCTTTTTAATTGTCGCTTCAGCCTCTTTAATTCTTGCCCGTTCCTTGCGAATCTGCTCTACCCTGTCCTTAATCTGGTCAACAGTCATGCCCCATTTATCAGCAAGTTCGTCCAGGACATTAGTAATTGGGATTCTATTGTATTCCTTTGTTCCTTTTTGGGTATAAAAACTCCAATCCTGGTCAGGTCTGATAGCTTGTGCCTGTTTGACAGTGAAGTAAGAAGGGAAACTTCGTTCACTGATAGAAATAAAGGCGGTCAGGTCTACATTCTTGCCACCCAATTTGAACTTTGCTTGTGCCACTGGGTCATTCTCAGGGGCAACTGGTTCAGGCTTGACCTGTTGCCCCAAATCAGGATAGTCCTTTAAGACTTCAGGGGGCACGGGTTTGCCTTCAGATAGAGCTTTCTTTATTTGGTCTTCATGCCACTGCCTGGCCTTATCAAAGTAACCTGCTTGTTTAGCTTTTTGTGTCGGGAAATCTCTCTCTGCTATTTTTAGCATTTCTTCCCTTGTCATCTGCCAGGGTTGCTTAATCTCTTCGGGTTTACCCTCTGGGATAGTAAACCCCGCTTCTGGTTTAGCCTGTGCTTCTGTTAGCGCTTGCTTCATTTTGGGAGTTAGTTTCTCTATTATCCCAGGCGTATTCTGTATCGCCAAAGCAGCAGCACCAGGAACAGAAAAGGCTGCCAATTCTACAAGTAGTTGTCGGACTGAAGGTATCTGGAATTTCTGGTCGCTCAATCCTAAAGATTGTAGTATACCGTGCCCAACATCGGCTAATCGCTCTTCCAGCATCTCTTCCAGAACGCCGTTATAGCCCAATTTCTCAAAAACTCTACGAACATCATTGGCACTACTCCCAGGATTAGCCGTCTTAAACGCCTTGAACAGTCCTACCTTAACCAGTTGCCCTTTCACAGCGCTGGTCAGGGGCGTAAACAGCCCCCCCATTCTTTCACTGACAGTTTCTATCCATTGTTCTCCAAGTGCTTTTACGGCACTTCGCAATACTGTCTCTTCATCACCAGTAAGAGTAGCGGTCAACTGTTTCTCAAGAATAGCTGCGGGTATTCTGGTGATACCGGCAGGAATAGTCTGTAGAGTACCGCCCGCCAATATTCCAGTCACTTCTAATCCATATGTGGCTAACTTCCCCTCCAGTATTTTAAGACCAGTCCTGGTTGCTATCCTCTTTAATGCTTGTTCCCCCGCCTTTACTGTAGCGGTTTTACCAGCCGAGAATATACCGCCCGTAGTAACAAATTCACCAGCGAAAGGCACTAATTGAGAGATAATATCCGCCACTTCATAGCCCCATGTGGTATCCATCTGGGAGCGACTAACATAATCTCTTAGTGCCAGCAAATCATCTTTGCCAATCTCTCTTCCCGCTTCCAAGTCCTGAGCGGTTTTCATTAGCTTCCCAAGAGTTATTATCTCTACCCCGGAAGCGACAAAAGGGACTAACTGTGTCGGATTTTTCCGTAATTCCTTGACCCTATTCAGCCATGTAGCGGTAGGTAATTCTCCTGGAGCTAAAGGCACACCTGGTATTCCCTTTGGTACTCTGGTACTGAAGTAGTCCTGCAATCCTCTGTCGGTTATCTGGGGGTAAAGTTGCCTGACCAATGCCTCGGTGTTCTCGTTCCTTCCCGCCGTAATCAGACTACGCCTGAGTGCATCGGGACGCTCGGTGTAATACTTAACCATCTGCTCTGCATTGCCAGTTCTGACAGTAAGAGGTAACGCTTTTATAAAAATCCGGCTGATTTGAGGTATGGGAAGGATTTCATCTTTTATTTCATCGGGGATACCGAAAGCATCAAGCAAAGCCAGTGTATTCTCATTCCTACCCTTTGTCTGGAGTTCAGTCACAAATACATCTGGCCGTCTGAGTGCCTTATCCTGTAGCCTGTTAAGAATCCCAGTCGGGTTTTCATCAGGAGAGAACTCACCACCCCTGATGAACTTTTCAGGATAGATTTTCTCCAATGCCCCACGAATGGCATTACTCCTATCTCTTGCCAAAACTTCCGGTTTTGGCAACACCGTCTCAGGTGTTGCTTCAGGAGGTCTTGTCTTTTCAGGCGTTTTTATGAACTTTTCTATCTGTTTAACTGCCATATTCTAAACCTCTGGCAATTTTGGCTCTCTCTGTTTTTTCAAAGCGGCCAGTAATCTATCACCAAGAATATTCGGAGACTTAACAATTGGCTTGGCAAGCGCCTGATTGATAATATCCTGTGATAACTGTTTCAACTCTTCGCTTATGAAGGGACTCATCCTTTTGTCTCCTCCTCAATCTCTCCAGCACCAGGTGGCTCGGCCTTTCTGGTCGTTCTGACCGCTCCCTCTACTGGCCCGCCACCACCCAGCATTAAAGCCTGTGACTTCTCCTGCGGTGACGGTTCAGGTGTCTCAATTCCAGTCATCTCACCTAATTGTTCACGGACTTCTCCAGAAAGAACCTGCCCTACCTCAATCAGGAGAATCTTAGCCTCATCCATCTTGCCTTGTTTATCTAGTGCCTGCGCCATCTGGAAAAGAGTCAGTGCCCGGCTAACCTTCTGTGCTGTCTGCACAAGATATTTCTCGTCAATATCATCATAGTCCTTGTACTTCAGAATTGTCTTGCGGATGCTTCTGTCATCCATCCACCTGGCAGCCATACTCGCCAAACCATAGGTGGCTGATACCTCTTCAGGCAAATTGGGTACATATTCAAAATCAACTGTATAGTCACCCTTAAGGTCATCTGCGGTATAACTTCTCTTGTTACCAGTACGACCTATATCAGCCGTCATTCCAAACGTGATGAATTGCCACCGTGCTTCCTTAAAAAGTAATCTCTTAAACCGTGCCATTGTTTTAAGTCTCGGCGTAAACACCTGCTTGGAAGCGCCTGCCAGGGTAGCAATAGCCACCTGGGAAAGCTGGAACTGGAGATTGCCCCAGTCTATATTGCTGATAGAACCACGTTGTATAGCTCCAGCGAGCGTTGCCATGAAGAATCTGGCAGCACCGATTATATCGGGCCCCTCCACCTTATCCAAGCCCTCGGTTGTTTTAAGAGCCAGAACATTTCCTAGCCGGTAAATCGGGTTTGCAGGCATCTTCGTACCCGATTCACTTTTAAGCACCTGTGGCGGCCGGAGCGATAGCATATTCATACTTTGTAAAATAGAGGTTATCTTATTAAGATGCGGATAAAGGTCTCGATTAGCACTAAAGAGAGAGTCTCCCCTCATTCTTAAAGCTCTCTGCGAAGTGTCCAGAAAAGTGCCTTGCTGACATAACTGGATAACGAAAGGAGGATGCCCAAGTTTATTGGGGACAGCCTCATAAAATTTATTGTCTAGGAATACGATTTCTTCCTGTCCATCCCAATAATCCCACCGAGTCACAGATTCTCCCAGTGGTTTATAGTCAGGATATTCTTCACTGCACATATCCCTATCAAGAGTATCCCAGAAAGCAACCCTGGATAATCCCCTTTTGCCCAGTCCGTAAATCATCTTGCGTCTATCCACCGGTAGAAAGTCGGCATTAAACCCACTTCTATCCTGTGATAAGAGAATCCTTACGCAAACTCCCCCTCGGATACCTATTTGCTCCCAGAAATATGAATCCATGTCGGGCAAGAGGATTTCGTTTAGATGCTCATTGCCCATATAAGTTATATCATTCCACCAGTCCTCAATGACTTTAGACTGGTGCCCATCAAGTGACTTCCCATTTCGTTGTCCGTTTATCTCAATAACCTCTTCCGACTCATTGAGTACCGCCAGTACCCTTTCGCCATAAACCCGGGCATCGTTCATGGTGACATGCTCTGAAGCCTCCAAAACGTTACCTTCGGGGTCTAAAAGAGTAAAAGGCTCTCCTGTCCACAGTTTCTCGTCCTCATCCATACGGGGGAATATATGCTTACCCCACTCCATGTTGACCGAGTTAATCCAAGTCATAATCTTGTCATCGGAAACAGGCGGAATAGCAGGAGCTAAAGAAGTTGATTGCGGAACCGCTTTAGTACCCCTGAGGTCTGCAATTTTGGTCATTTTAACCCCTTATTCTCATACTTGGCGCTATTTCATAATCGCCAGACACCATTCTCGATGTGAATGTCGTGGCTAAATATCTTAAACACGCAATTAGATGGTATTTTGGTTCGTCTTTTATTTTATTAGTCGGTTTCTGGTCTTCATCGAGAACCCACATGCAATCAGCAATTTGGCTGAGCAGAAAGTACAAATCATCAAAAACATAGAACTGGTTTTGCTCCATCACCATGATTACCTTGTCTATCTGGGCATTGACCCGCCCGATAGAAGGAGCATTTACCGGCCAACCGCCGGCACGGTATAGCTGTCTTATCTCCTCCTCAGTAGTGAGATTCCCACCAACGGCTATTGCCAACTTTTTGTTTCCAGCTATCTTCTTGAACTCATCAATGTGCTGGGGTGAAGAAAAACCCGCTCCAGGTGCATATTCGGCAAAAGCCACATAATCACCATACCTGAGGTATTTTGGTGCTTCCTTCGGTAAAGGCAACTTCACCTGAGTTACAAATAGAGCTGCGGGATTTGCCTTACCAAAGTCGTGCCCGGAGGAAACAGCCCACTCATCGGGAATTGGAAACCGCTTTATCTTACAAATACTCTCGTCAAATTTAGAACAAACTAGCCACGAAGTTTGTATCTCATCATCCTCAGCTAGAATCTCCCGGCGATATGACTCCCGTGACATATCTCCACTTTGCGTTAGCTCTTTTAATGCCTCTTTGCTTAATATGGGATTATCATAACTGGTAAAATGAAACGCCTGCCACCGACCTGTTTTATCTGCCTCTGCCTTCTTATATAACTTCGAGGCATGCCTCGGGTCCTTGGCCTTGCTTACCCCCTCTGCCTTGAGTGACGGCGGCGTTTCA